CCGCTTGCGCCGGTACGCTGTTAGGTGGATCAATAGCACCTGGTGGTTTTGCTGTAATTGCCATTACTTTAAGCTCCTGTTGTGATATTCAACTGAACACCATCACCTAATTGTTCATTCATTTGGGCCATTATGCCCCGTAATTGCTGTACTGACAACAACCCTTCACCCGTGATATTAATATCAAGAGCGTTATTGACCTGTGGTGCTTGTTGCGGTGTGGGTGCTTGCTGTGGGGATGACCCGCCACCACTCGAACCACCGTGCCCCGATGGTGTTGATCCACCGCCACCAACACTAGCAGATTTAATACTACTAATAGCACTAGCACCCACAGCGACAACGCGCGCTATTTCGCCAATATTAGCGGGAAACCCTAGTTCATTAGCCCTTGCTATCCCTGTAGCTATCGCAACCGCCGCTTGTGCAAGACTAACAGCCTTTTGTATTTTCAACGACTTCTTACCAAGCGCACCGATCGCGTTTAGAACAGCACCAGCGTCACGGGCGAAAATTTGCCGCCTCATTTCGTTTTCTTGCTTCTTAATATCGGTTATTGATTGCTCGTGCTGTGATATTAATGCTTTTTCAATCGCTTGTTCTTCTGCTGTTAAATTCTGTTTATCTTTAAAGGTTGATCGCAACCTCTCGAGATCTTCGGCGTGTAATATATCCTCTAACTCTCGTTGGGTGGCTGTTTGTTTTTCAAAATCAGATAGCACCCTTTGGTTTTCTTCTTCCTCAGCTATTCTTAATTCTTTATCTTTTGCTGCATGTTCTATTTTCTTTTTAGCAGCCTCATCTTGCACAGCGATCAGCCTTTGCCAAAAAGCATCAACGGCTTTTAATTTTTTTAATTCCTCATCGGAAACACCTAACGGGCTGCTAGTGTCACCTTTCGGTTTATCCGTTGTATCAGCTAATTGTTTTGCTAAATCCGCTGATTCTTTTTGTAAATTCATTTGTTTTTTTAATTCGATCAATTCGTCTTTAGCATCTGAAATTTTACCTTGCCAAATACTAAAGCCCGATCCAACGTGCCTTATTGATCGGGTTGCATCGATCGCTCTTTGCTCAAATATTTTTACACTAGCATTAAGCTGTTCGATCCGTTCTTTGGTAGTTAGTATTTTTTCCTCGGCTAGATCTGCCTGACTTTTACCCAAATCATCCAGTGCTTTTTTCTGAGCTTTGACTTTTTCAGTCAACCTCTCTGTTACTTTTTCCGCATCACTTTCACTATTCGTGTAAGCAATGATCGCGGTGGCGGCAAGAATAGCGATCCCGACTGGCCCACCCAATAAAGCCATTGATCCGCGTAACGCACCGGTTGCTATTGTTGCCGCTCGTTGTGCCGCTGTATATCTAATGGTTGTTTTTATTTGCTCACCGGTCACGCTGGCCAAACGGGAAACGCTTGTGGTTTGCACTGTTTGTGCGATCGTGTTTCTAATTGTAGCAGTTGTATTGATGATCATAGCACTAGAAACTCTAGCAAAACCAACCGCGACGGCGGTTAATGCTACGTTAGCAAGCACATCTAAATTTTCTGACATTGACACAATAGCATCACCGGCCAAACTCATACCGCCTGATATTGACTCACTAGCGCCCACAAAAGCGATCGCGTTATTTTCTGCTTCTTGCATTGATTGACTAAGCGTTTTGACTGCTTTGGTCATTTTATCGTCAATGACATCTGCCGCGCCTTGTAATGCTGTTACGAGTATTTCAGCGGTGATCCCACCTGTTGCTGCTAGATCTCTTAACTTACCTTGTGTTAACCCTAGTGAGCGCTGCAACGCTCGCATTATTTCCGGCGCACCTTCCGCTATGGAATTGAACTCATCACCACGTAAAGCACCGGCGCTGAACGCCTGACCTAATTGTCTGATAGCACCGGCTGATTCTGCGGCACTTTTACCACTAACAGCAAATGATTTACCAATAGTTTCGGTCAACCGCAATAAATCACCTGTTGATAGGTTCATTTGCTCAGTGGCTAATGTTAATTGTGTGTATAACTCAGATGTTGCTTTAAACTCAACGCGCGAACGATTAGCAACATCTAATAATTGCTGGGTTCGCTGGGCTAATTCTTCGGTGTTATTGGTGGTTTGTCTTATTTGATTTTGTATTGATGTGAAAGCATCGCCATATTGGATCACTTTACCAGTACCAACTAGGACAGCCGCGCCTAAAGCAACGGTTGCCGCTGTAGCTGATGCGCTCCACTTATCCCATTTTTTAGCGTTGCGCGTAAGCATCCGCTCATTTTTAGTTAATGATGCGTCGGTTGCTTTTACGCCTTTTGTTAACCCGCTGGTATCAGTGGTGATCGTGGCTTCTAATGTACCTATTTTTTGAGTCATTATAAAACCTTGATCCCTTGTGCTTCTAATTCCGCGCGTCGATCCATTAAGTGATCATAATCATCCTCACTTACTTTACCGACTGTTTTAGGTCGTTTAGACTCAACGATGATCCCTATTTCGCTAGGTGTCATTTTCCAATATTCGGATGGTGGTATGCCGTATTCACCAACAACTAATTGATACAGATCATCCCACGGATAACTATCTATTTGCTCGACTGATCCGTGGTGTTTTTTTTTGATCGATAGAAACAAGCATTTAAAACAGTCGTTACCATAGCAACCACATCATCAGGGTTTGTTTCTATTTCTTCACCAAACATGCCGTACCAAACATCATCATACTTGACACTAGCACCGCTGAAATTTAAAACGGTGGTTAGTATCTTAGCGGCAATAGTAAATTTAACATCACCCGATAAAAACTCATTAAGCGTTTTTATCAGATTAAATTTATTATCCATGATGTCGATCTGATCCATGGTCAAAGCTACGTCATGACTTTGGCCGTCCCATGTTAATGATACTGTTTTACGAATACCCATTTAATTAAGTACCCGCAACAAATACAACTGCGCCACTTGATGTAAACGATGCTTCGTATGTTGATAGTGAGTTGCTTTCTTCTGTGAAAGAAGGTGCACCGGTCATTGCCGCGTCAAACGTAAGCGTTGATCCATCAGGGTAAGTTTTAACGATTGCGAAAATCTGACTAGCGCCAAAATAAGCCGCCATTAATTCGAGATTTTTAACAATACCACTGATGGAAAACTCGGCTGATTTTAACAATGGTTCGGCTAAAAACTCAGCCCAACCACTAGAATTATCATCTGTGGTGTCTCCCATTTCGTTAGAGAACGATATAGCTTTTGATGTAACGCCTAAAATTGCGCTACCGCCTAAAGTGAACGTAACGTCACGCCCTTTTATTGCTATTCCTAATGACATGATTTAATCCCCTATTGATTGTCTAAAAGTATAATAATTCATTGAATAAACAGCACGATCGTTATTATCGCGCCCTAATGTTAAAATAGTGCTTATCGGCTCATATTGATAATATTCGTTACCGCTTAACACTTGTGTCGGCTGAGCTATTAAAAACTCATGCACGGCTCTCATCGTATTATATGCGGTGTTCATATCCTCCGCTTTATTGCCTCTCACCAACACCTGAAAAATAGGCTGCTCGTGGCTTTCTTTCAAAGGGCTATCAAAACCAGCCTGATCTAAAATAATTGTCTGAGCGTCCACACCCTCGCCCCAAGCGAAAGCAAACAGGTCAGTACCGATAGTGCCTAGCGCATTAGCCGCTAGTAAATTCATTATATCAACACTAACCGCGTTTAAACTCAAAACTTAACCCTACTTTTAATTATTGCTAAAATTTTAGATGTGTTTCTAACTAAAGCATTTTGTAAAAATTTAGGGCCTGTGCCTGGCTTACTAAAATTATTAGTTTCTGGCATTTCGTGAACAAACGGCGCGTATTTAGCCGTATATCCAACTTGCACAAACTGTTTACCTAATCTTTCATTTACTGGCCCAACAAACGAGCTATTAATTAACACACCTTGATCGTGTGGTGTATTCTCGTTTGATTCGGCCTCAACGAAAAGACCAGCCGCAATTAAACCTTTTGATGCGTCTTTCTCAATCTTATTGATCTCGCGTCTCAGATTACCCATAACAACGCGACGACCTTTAAACTTTACCGGCATGTTAAACCGTTAATTTAATCATGTTCGTGAAGCTGCTATTACTTGACACATCAATTACTAATTCGGCGGTTGCTTCTGGTGCTGCTTGTCCTGCAAAATCACCCTCTATGACGCGCGAACCACGAACAATAGATGTGGTTACATAAATAAATTTATTCGCTCTGTATTGCTTACCTTCTGGTGTGAATAATACCTTATCTGTTTCCGCTATTCTAGCATCTACTTTCACACCTGATGACCATGTTTTACCACCCGTGCCGTTATTAGCGGTCGGTGTCCAGTACGTCACAGCCTGAACCAGTTTGAACATTATAAAAATTCTACTATTGCTGGTGATTTGTCTAACTCTGCTAAACAACCACCGCTTAAAATATTAGCGGTCTGACCATACCGATCCGACATGATCCCGCTTAAATCATTCGATCCTAGTTGATACTCAACTGACCAGTTTTCAAATTTTTCTTTATTCTTAACTGGATCAATTGTACCCACAAAATAAGCAGCAAGCCATAATTCAACGGCTGCTAGTGTCTCATCGGGAGCACTTGAACCGCACGAGCTAACAGCAAACTGATCAACGACAATATTTGCAGCATCGATCATAGGTTGTACATCCTGATCGGTCGGTCTTATCGCTTTTACTTCTGCTTGTGTTACTCGTGCCATTTAACTATTTGCCTTTTTTCGCTAATTGTTCTGACAACTCAGTGATCTGAACCACAAGATCAGCATTAGCTTGTTCTGATGCTTCTAATTGTTTAGTTAACGCAATGATATCAACCGACTCAACAGGTCGATCACTAGCTAGACGAATCTTACCAACCAAACAAGCCGCTTTAGCTTCTGTTAGTTTAATAACATCGTCAATGCTGCACTCGGTAGTACCTTTGATGCACACGCCTTTTTTAATGACGATATAATCTTTTTTCTTATCACTCATGATCTGAGACTCCATATAAATTTAAAAAATTGACCGGCCAAACTAGCACCGGTCAATAAGGCAGTCACTAAACTGTTAAATGACGAACACCAGTATTACCATTCACATCGGTTTTGATTTTTTGAACCATCGCCGCGTAAGTAGTCATTACTTGTGGTTGCATTGGGTTAGTCTTCGTATGCGGTGTAACAATAATGTCACTAGCAATACCAAGCTCAACCGCTCGCCGATCCATTTCAACAAGGACAGCCGTTTTAGCCGCTAATTTTTCCGCTGGCTTAACTTCCTTGATTTGAGCAATGTCTAAAATTCTAGCCATCACTGTCTTAGATGCTTCTGCCGTCTTGTAATCATTTTGAAGATTAACCCAAAAATCATTAGACACATAAAGGATCAGACTGTCGTTAGGTACGCCGCCTTGACCTGACCACATAGCACCAACTTGAGCAATGACATCAGTAACGATAGCATTGTTATTAGCGCCTTGTGACCAATCTGAAATAGTACCAGTACCACGATTAGGATCGGTCGTATAACCGTAAATCGTTGAGTTAACACCATTAAACGAAACACTGATGCCAGCATTACCATTAAATAATGTTTCTTCTAAGCGTTCCGCTGTTTGGCGTAATGACTCATGTAAACCCGCTGATCGTTTATATGCAAAACCTTCTTGTCTCCACGGTACACTGAACGTACTGTGTGTGATCGGATTAGGTACATAATCTTCTGTATAAATCAGATCGTTATTGTCGAAGTTGGCAGGGTTCATTTCCTGAACAGCTTCCCCAAAATCGCTAATAACTTCAAAACCGATTAACTGATCGCTGATTGAAGCGCTAAAAGATAAACCAGCGGCTTTTAAATCATTGATACCTGTTAAAGAACGTCTACGAACTTCAACAACCATATCACGAATGACTAAAAAATCTTCGTGACGAACAGTACCTGCGTTTGTATGTACTAGAGCTGATTTATCATCGTTATTCTCGATGATCTTACCTTCGGCATTAACAACCGTATATTTGCGCAAATTGTTCTCAGCAAATACGTCATTGTGGGTGCTTTCGTACCCGTTCCAATTTTGACCATGCATAGCTATGTTAGCAGCATGGACAGCGCGACTATTACCAATCGCTGTATGAATCATTGACTTTTTCATTATGCGATCCTCGCTTCGATGAATACTTCTGATCCGCCACCACTGTTGTTAACTGCTTCAACAGCATAACCGATGATTGAATCTCGTTGTGTACCGTCTGTTGCTGCATCCGTAACAACCTTGCGAACCGTGCCGTCACCGGCTGATTCTAAAGCGTCACCGATCACAACTGCTGGCGCACTAGCAGCTAAACGTAAAAACGATTTTTGACCACTGTGAAAAGCACCATAACGTACAGTTTCGCCACTGATATAAGCATCAGTGGGTGTGCCGCCGTTAGACAAATTTGTTAGAGCAACTAATTTTTGAGCATTAGCGGCTGCTGTTGAATGGACTTGTACAAGTCCTGCTGTTGTTTCTTCTACAATGTGACCAGGCGATAAAATAGCCGCGCTTAATCGTTCATTGTGTACTGATTGACCGGCTATATCAGCTAGTCCTTGAATAACGTTCTTACCCATGAGTGCATCCCCTACATTTCATAGTTAGTAACAGAATTAACAACCGTACTAGGCGGCTTACCTTCTGTTACACGTTTAGTTGATTTACTCTTAGTAATCATTGTATTGATTACAGTAAGCTCATCTTCATTTTTACCATTAAGCATATCTTCTGTGTAATCAGAATTAGCAACAATAGCGGTTTTAATCTCACCTAAACGGGCGATCTCAGCGTCTTGAAACGCTTTGAAATCATCAGCGTTAGCCGTGAAATTATCAAAAGCTGAAAAGTCAAAACCGTTAGCGGTTAATACTTTTTTTGCTTTTTCTTGATCAACGTTTACACTCAACACGCTCACTAGTTCGGGTTCAGACATCGCCGTTAAGCGCTCTTTATCGTCGTTAGTGAAAGCATTGTTAGCGCAAGCGATGATCGACAAAACAAAAATTTCCTTGTTCATGTCGTGATCCTCTTGGTTAGTGGTTGGTTGGAACTCTTTTATTAAATCGCGTACTTTATCGGCTGTCATAACAACTGAGTCATCCGCGAAGATGGTTTCTTCCGTGCTGTCACCCATATTAACCACGTAAATAGGATCGTTTTCGTCCTCTGTGTTTAATATCATTTCAGTACCGGCGTGATCTCCTGCTGCTTGCTCGTTCAGCAATATAGCAACGTGATCAAAATTAAAACCTGATCCTACGCTGTTAAACTCTTGCCCGAAATCATCTGTGCCCGTTTTATTAATTACTTGGTCAATGTTTAGACCCGTGGAAACGCCGATCTTCTCGCCGTTCTCAATACGTTTAATTATTTCTCGCCCATCTTCGCTAGTGTTGGCAATCGTTTCATCAATTAAGAAATCCACAATAACTTTTTTACCGTCCATTTTTGGCGAACGAATAAAACCGCCCACATTAAAAGCGTTCATCGCTAGTGGGCTAAACGCGCTTACGTGTACCCCGTTCACTTTAGGGTGTCCGTTTGGTGCTGGTAGCATGTTGAGTTGTTCAAACG